ACTTCATCTTGTTCACATCGCCCTGAGCTTCGATAAAGTCTGTAACGGCATTTTCCCAGGAATACCACCCCAACGGGCTATAAAGCGCACTAAGATGGAAGCTTGGATAAGCGCCGTTCGGATTTTCAGCAACCCATTGGCCTTGCGCCATCAATTCAGTCTTGTAATGTTCGCCGTATTCCTCGCCGCAATGTGGACATTTCATGCGCACGGTATGCGGCAAGTGATTCCCGTTGGAGTCGCGATCCCAAACGATGTTGCCCCATTCCCACTTGTGCAACGCTCCGCAATGCGGACACGGCACCTGGTAATGTCTTTGGTCGCCAATACGGAATTTTTCGGTAACTCGACATTCGCCATCGATGCCCGGCGTGGAGTTCCAGAATCTCTTTTTTCGCGGAAAATTGGTCGTTCTTCGCTTGATGAGCTCGCACGGGTCGCCCTGACCGCAACAGTCTTTTTTCCACTCCGAAATTTCATCGCAGAACACGATTCGAAACGGTGCCGAGCGCTGAGTGGACGGCGAATTTGACCACCCTGTAACCAAGGACCCGCCCGGAAATTCCTTGTGAAACATCTCGTCGCCATAAAAAAGGTCCGCCATTCCCATCGCCGTTATGGCAGGCGTTACACGCTGTTTCAGAAATCGCTTTGCAGTCTGTTCCGTCGTCTGAAACACGCCGATTGGCGACGGGCAATGCTTGATGTAGTAGAACATCGCATTGATCAAGACTTCAGTGCCGCCAACCTGTGAGCCCTTCATGAACACGACATCTTCAGCCGGGCTTTGCGGGCTGAGCTCGTCCATGATTTCGACAAGGTACGGAGTTCTTTCATTGCGCCATCGCCCAGGTTCACTTGATGCGCTTCCGGAAAGTATGCGGTTTTCTTCGGCCCATTGCGAAATGGTCATTTCTGGAGGCGGTCGAAGCCCCGACAAGAGATTGTCGGTTACATGCTGAATATTCGCCTTGAATGCAGGCGTTATTGCAACCGCATCAACCATCAAGAATGTTTTCCTCAGTCTTGCTGGTTAAATCTTTCAACGCCGTAAGGCATGACTTTCGAATCTTTTCGCCAACATAATGGTCAGCGTCGCCGGTTGCAGCAAGCACCATTTCTTGAGTGGCTCCAGCCTTAATCATTTGGTCCTTGAAGTAACCGACGATTTCGGGTGCCAACCACGAGTAAATGGTCATGATTTTGTCTTGGACATTCGCGCCAAGCTGGTACACGGCAATTGCAGCCTGAGCCTTCGGCACAAGGCGGCCTTCCATTTCAGCGGTGCGCAACTTCGCAAGGCGAGCTTGATAAAATTCTTTCATCGCTTTGGCCTGAGCCAAATCGACACGCTCACGCGCCGCATCGCCAAGGTCAAAAGGCGTGTCATCATCCATCATCACGGGCGGCACGGCACCAGTATCAAACTCCGGGCGGTGCGCAACCGCCTGAGCCGTCAGGTTGTCAAATCCCGACCGCATCTGTCCACGCGTCGGAGTGGTCACATGGCGACGATCCTTGGATTTTGCGTACTGCTTTGGCGTGTAAATGCGGTGATAACGCTCTTTACCTTCGGAATTATCGTAGCTATCGATGCGGTTGCTATCGCGAGCTTTGGTAATGGCAGCCGGCGAAACGCCGCAAATGCGGCTGAGTTCCATCGCCGTGATCAAATCCGAATCAGGGTAGCTATGCTGTGTCACTTTGTAGCGCATAACCCCCAATGTAACCGACTCGGTTAAAAGTTGGTTAAAAAACGGCACAACACGAAAAGGGCCACCCACTTAACCCAAATGAAAAATCCAAACAAGAGGCGGGCACGTCGCCTCGGACTCACCCCATAGGGAGGGGGTGGGGGTCTAGCAACTCTTTTGACCCTGGGGGGGGTGTACCCCGCCGGGGCATCCACCGTAAACCAAAGCCATTTAACGGAAAAGATTTTAAGTAAAATTTTTAAACCGCAAAGTAAAAATCAAAGGTAAAAATCAAAGTGCAACTATAGCCAATCCCTTATAGAATAAGGCTTAACGCTTAATAAGCAAAGGTTAAATATTTTAGGTTAAAGAAGTACAGGTAAAAAGAAAGCAAGCCCACAACCAACGCAGGGCCACCGCAACGGCACAGAAAACGGAAAACGGACGCTTTATCTTTTAACCTTTAACCCGGCGGCGGCGCGCGCGGTCCATAGACAAGCCCGCTCAAGGATGGCTGGCATTTGCACACATTCAGCTCACAGGACCGCCGATTTACACACGCTAACGACAAAGCAAAAGACGCGGGAACGGGCTCAAAACGCGCGTATGGGCCTTTAATCACTCATGAGGATTCACGGCAGCACGCAAAGAAAACTGCCCGTTTTTGCGAACTATATCCGCAAAACGATACAAAATGTATGAATTTGGCAAAATACTTGCACTTTCAGCTATAAAGTAACGCTTTACAACTCGATTTAAGTCACTTAAATCCACTTAAATAATTTAAGACATCTTAAATAATTTAAGCCGTCTTAAATAAATAATTTAAGACATCTTAAACTCAAAAAATGCCGTTTTTACTTAAATTTCGCCAATTTACACAAAGTTTTTAAGTTGAAATTTTGAAAAATTGCTCTATATATATAATAAATAAGTATATATATATAATGAGGTTGATGTAATAAGTAACAATTTCTTTTCTTTGGTTCTTTCTTTTCTTTGCGAAAATCAAACGAAAAAGGCACAATGTAAAAAATCCCGACCAGTTAAGGCCGGGATCCATAAGCGACGCTACAAAAGTTTACACCGTTGCGGCGTCAATCTTTTGCAAGTCCTTGATTCCTCGGATGCAGTCAAGCGTATCATCGAGCATCTGGGTGCTCACGAAGCACCCGGCATTTTGCTCGATCTCACCTTTGATGATTTTAAGGTGATTGCAAAAAGCGTCCTTGAAAAAGGTCGTCATTTCCTTGTCCATGTTAGGCTCCTTTTGAAATGCGGCTAATCAGCTTGCTCGCATCATCAGCCGAGAAGGTAAAACCAAGAAAGTCAACGGTAGGCATGTTGGCGAACGCGTCCGAAAACGCCGTTGCAAGTCTCGATTCGTCAACCGTCGCGCCATCGTCAGAGACAATCCCAGACATCTGCAAGAACGGCATGTAAGGCCGCACCGCCGGTTCAGGGTTTGTCTTGAGCGCACCGATTGCCATGTATGCGCCAAACTTTTTAAGGTTGTTGGGCATGCTTGGCAAGACATCGTTTGCGGCGAACGACAACACGCCGTCCATCGCTGTTTTTAATGGCACCATTGGTCACCACCTTACGCAGCAGCGCTGGTCGTTGCGGGAGTGGTGGTTGTGCCACCGCTGACCGGCGGGGCAATGGGCGGAAAAGGCGGGGGCATCGGGGCGACGAATGCCGGGCCATAGCCAGGGTTAAGCGCACGGTTTGGCACGCAGTAGGTGCAGATTCCGTTCACCTTTTCGGAGAGGTTCGCAAGGCCGTTCGTGATGATCTGGTCACGGAGCGGGGCGGCAGTCTCCAGCGCGATAATGCGAGATTCCGTATTTGCCAGGCGTTCAGAGAGAGCCATGAACTTGCCATCGGTGTATTGCTGGGATTTGAGCAAGGCAATTTCGTTGTCCTTTTGTGCGAGCTGGTAGGTGGCGTTATTCGCCGGGTTCTGGTTACCGCCGAAAAGGCCGCCAAGGCCGTTGCCACCACCGATAAGGCCGGTCACGGCGGCAGTTGCTACAGAGGAGAGGACAAGCGCGGTCGTACCGACACCGGTGCTTGCATAACTTTTGTTTTCATCTTTGTTGTTGTAAATCGGCATAATAGAGCCTCTTTTTTATGGTCCGCAACATTGCGCCCATGCTCCGAAATTACGCCCGAAAAACCGCTTTATCGCAGGCGTTGCACTGCAAGCCCTCCATTGTCACCACTTGCCACCATTTACTAGTTGCATCCTATGATTTTTGTAGTTAAATTTCATTAGAAAATCATTAAAAAAATCTTAAAAAAATAGGACAATACTATGAAGAATCTGCTTTTTGAAAAAGACCCACCACATGTCTTGCCCGCCGTGAAGCCTCCGCACTCCGGACACGACGGGTATATCTCTCCCAAGGAGCTTGCGCTCACGACCGGAAAACACCTGCGAACCATCAGGCGCTGGATAAAGCTAGGGCATATTGAGTACTACCAGCCGGCAGGTCCGGGATCGACGGTTTTAATCCCGAAAAGCAGTCTAGGGAAGCTGCCAAAAGACACGGACAAATAACACCCCATCACATCAACCGATATTTTGAGACGCGTGGCGACACGCGCCGTGGAGCATTATGACCACAAAAGAAGCCCTAGCGCTCATTTATGCGCTCGCCCGGAAATCACTTGAAGACCCAGGCAAGCAGCCAACCGCAATGCGGAAAATCGTGGAAATAATCGAGAGAAATTTTATAAGAAATCTTCTGTAGATGATTTTTCAATAATATCTTTAACACGCATTAATATTTGATTAGCTAAAGCTCCATAAATCACATTATGTCCTTTTGTATTTAGTCTTTTTGACAAAGGAACAACAAAATCATAAACACGCTTAGCCAAATACATATCTATATCACCAATATTTTCAATGCAATATCGAATCGCATAAACCAATGCGCACACAGTTTCTTCAGACATTTTCTCGCAATTCTGGCTCACAAGAATTTCCAAATTTTTCTTTGTCGGACCATCATCACGAAATTTTGTAATTGCAAGAGCTATTTTCACATACACTTTGAAATCATCAAAATAGCCTTGCATCTCATCTTTAATTTTCCAAGCTTCCTTCCTAGCAAATTTTTTTACTCTTTTATCAAATTGGTATGAATCCCATATTTTCCACCCAGCAATAATTGCAACAAGGGCAAGAAATATAGACAATAAATCTTGAAATGAATCGCTATAAAATTGTTGAGCATCGCGAAGTATCTGAGCGGTCATTAAAGAATCCATAAGTAATTCCTTTTAAGAATTGGTACAAAAACAAACTTACAATAAATTAAATCTACTACATTCGTATTTATGACAATTAATCCAGCTATATGTTTTTATGCAGCTACACGAGGCGGGCGCAAATTTTTGGAAAGCAAAAATAAGAATCATTCTAGCTTCAACAACGAAGAAATTTCCAACAAAACTTGCACACCTAAAAAAAGCCGTCCTACATCTCCGGAATTGAGCGGAATTTTTTTCGATATCCCAAAAGTGCTTTAAAATCATTTTTTATCTTCGGAATTTTGCTCTTTGGCTTTTTTCTCTTGGAGAAGCTTCATCGCCTCACCAAACGCCCAACTGAGGTCGGTGGGCGTTATCTGGTCTTGTGATTTTTCGGCGGTTGGTGGCGGCGACGGCCTTTTGTACTCGACGCCAAACAAAGTTTCAACGGTTGCGCCTTTTAACAACAATCTAACAATAGTGTTGTAATCTGGACGGCTGCTATCTTTATGCAAATAACGCCATTTATAGACGACTTTAGGACCAATATTGGCTAATTCAGCTATTTCAGCTAGAGTCAATCCGGTCTCTTTTTGCAGGGCCTCTAAATTGACTTTTTGTAAATATTTGTTTTCCAATCCGTCCATACAATCAAAAATAGACACTTCACACCAAAAACAAAGACTATTTCTTTAAAAAAAAGAAAAAAATACTTGCTTTTCTTTCTTTCAGATACTATATTCTTCGTATCAAGAACTAAATTCTTTGATACAAAGAACAGGTATGATTATGGCAAAGACAGTACAAGCAAGACTCCCCGCTGAAATGACGCCAATCGTCAAGGAAATAAAGGTTTTTCGAGAAAAAAGACTAGAGCCAACAAGCACAAAGTCAATCATTATCGATGCACTAAAAAATATGCTCGCAAGCTTTTCGTCGGAATCCATCAAGCAAGGCTAATAACGAATGGCAAGGCCGAAAATGCAAAATCCAACCAAATTCATAGTCGATATTAAGGCACTTCGCGAAATAGCATCGTCATTTGTTGACGACAAGGATCTTGGATCCTTTTTCAGAAAAGCCGTTGACGATTTAGAAGATGGTTGCGTCAAAAACGATGTTGACAGCCGTGTAATTGCACTTTTCAACAAAGCCACAAACAAACTAAACTCATGCCAAGCAAAAAACGAAAAATATTATATCAATAAAAAAGGCTCTAGTGAACCGGGTTCGGCTGCTTGTCAAAACTCAAACACCATCAGTCAGCAGGTGGCCGAACCAAACCTTTTCCCAGATGTACCGTGTAAAAAAAGCTTTGGAGAATATGGACTTGTCAAGCTGACCGCAGCACAAGAAGCCAAGCGCCGCGCGTATTATGGCGACGATTTTGATAAAGCTGTAAAGTTTTTAGAAAACTACATCATGAGCCTGCCTAGCAAGGTAGCAAAAGAAAAAAAGAACGGAGCAAAATATTGGCGCGAAGAGTACGCCGCAAAAGATCACTACAAGATTCTCGATGAGGGAAATTGGGTTGACAACAAAATAAAGCAAACGAAGTTGCTTGACAAGCGTCTTGAAAACGCAAGCCGTGGACACAAAAGTTTTGCAGAAATTGACCGCGAAGCCCGTGTAAGAATGATTCGAGGTCAATCAGTCAACCACGAAAGCAAAGTAAACGACAACTGTCTAACAATTGAACAACTCAAGGAGTTATATGGATAATATTCAGCAAGAAGTCAACAGATTGAGCAGAATACTTCGCTTGCAAATCATTGAGTTTCTGTTCATTGAAGACCGCTTCAAATACGGCGCTATTCCGCTCAGCGACGAAGAAATGGCAGTAAACAAGAGACTTGTAAATAAATTGCCAATTTGCACAAAGCAACTTCGTGACCTTTTTGACGACGTTCACCAAATGCAAAAGGAAAGAGACATGTTCCCACACGCAGCAAATGTCGGCGAAATGGAATGGTGCTTGAAAAATCGCTACATCGGCATGTTCAAGGAAAAAAGATTTAATTGGTTGCCTGCAAAAGACGATGAAGATTTACGCAGATTGCCAAGTTTCAGAGAGCTCGCAAAAATCTACAAAAATTTAATCGCAAACGGACAAAAAATTTTACCGCCGATTGATGAAGATAAAGTACAAAGCGAAGCAACCGCAATTATCAACAACCTCGCCATCAGCCTCACAAAGGAGAGCGCATGAACTTTGACATCCACGATATCGAGTACCAGCCAAAGCGCATCATCTTTACGCACAGCGTAAAGAAGGCCCTCCGCAAGGCTATTGCAGACGCCATCACGGGCGCATCCGCAATTACCCTGTTAATCGCAGGCAGCATGATCTGAGGTCAAAATGAAACCGCATCCGTTCAACATCATCAAACGTCACAACTACATGCAGGCATTGCACATGCTCTGTATCAAGATGGGATGGACAAAGGAATATTCCTACTACATCCTTGGGCGCTCGCCTGAATGTTGCGCAAATGGCGGCAAGAGAGAATTTATCAAAAAGGCGACAAGAATTCTCGCGTACAATTACGCAGGAATCCACACGGGAGAAAACCCGGCACTATCGCCAAGGCTGCTCCCGGACTCGAACCCGCTCAGCCAGCCGCTAAGAATGCCACCAGAATTTGAAGGAGAATCTAAATGTCATTGAATGTTGTTACGATAATTGGCCGCCTGGGCGGAAATCCGGAAATCATGATGTTCAATTCAGGCACGCAGTGCATCCGCTTTTCTATCGCCGTGAACCGCGATTACAAGGACGAAGACGGCAACCGCCCAATCGACTGGATCCCGGTCATCGGATGGGGCAAGGGCTGCGCCAATTACGCCACCGCCACGCATCTTGCAAAAGGCGACGAAATCTGCATTTCCGGAAGGCTCGAAAACACGCACTGGCGAGACGAAAACGGCGAGAACCGCACGGGCTTTTGCATCAATGTTGACCGCATGTACTTGACCAACAAAAAGCGCTCCAAGGACGGCGCAAGCGCCGAAAACGCACAGCAGAAAAACGATGTCGTTTACGAAAATCCCGCCTACTCTGCCGAAAAAGATTTGCCGTTCTAAGGGGTGCGAAAATGAGAAAGAAGGTCAATAAGTATGGCAACCGCACTTACACGGTACAGGAATTGCAGGAGCTTTTGCCGAAGCTCGAAGGCGACCGCACGGCTGCCCAGGCTCTCGGCAAAAAGATGGGAATGCGCATCTACATCATCGACCTCTTGCGCGGCTTGCTGGGATTCACGGCGACTACTCCCGCCAAGATTCCGCAAGAGAAAATTGACAAACTAATCAAGGTTTTTAACGACAATCCGGATAAGAGCCTTTACCAGATTTTCCGCGAATACAAGGACAAGATCGGGCTTTCGGGTGGTTATCAGACTTATTACGCTATCATCCGCAAGGCGGGTCTCGAATGCAACCGCAAGCGAAATTACTGGACCGTGTTCAAGGATAAGCGACTTGTCTACATGCACGAGGTCCAAAAGTTGAGCTTCCGCGAAATCCAGAAGCAGTTCCCGGAACGCACGAAGAGCGCCCTTGAACAGCGCTATGAAAAGCTCAAAAAGGGGGCGGTGTAATGGAAGTGAGGCGGTTGAAGGGCGAAACGCAGTTTGGCACTTATGTCGTGAGCATTTTCATCGACAAGGGCCGAATCGACAAGATCGAGATTTGCGGTCGTGGCGCTAACAGGGCGGTTGTCGAAACTTGCGGATGGCTTTCGGGCATCAAGACGACGATGACCGAAGAGGCGGTAAAGGCGGTCAAGCTTGACATGATGAAGCACAACGAATACAGGGGTGAATCATGTACAACTGGACCAACGCGGACTTGAAGTTTTTGATGCTCGGGATTTTGCCGAAGGGCCGAACCGTCCGGGCATGCCGGGTGTACTGCCACCGAAAAGGCATCAAGTTCCCCGGCAAAAAGTTCTTTGACGAGAACGAACAAATTATACAAAAGTTTGAACAAAGGTACAACAAAAAGGAAATCAGAATGGAACAGAGCTTGAAAGAAATCCCGCTCAATAAGATCCGGGAAAATCCGAACAACCCGCGCACCTGCATCGAGAGCGTTGACGATCTCAAGGCAAGCATCCGCGTGAGCGGTCTTTTGCAGCCAATCGCCGTGCGCTGGAAAGATGGCTGTTACGAAGTGGTTGCAGGTTCCCGCCGCTTGCGTGCTTGCAAGGAACTTGGACTCAAGGAAATTGCCTGTAAGGTGTTGCCGCAAATCAGCGACAGCGCCGCTTACGAACTCGCCACCGCAGAAAACATCGTGCGCGAGAACATGACCGCCGTTGACGAGGCGAACGCCGTCGCAAAGCTCTTTGCACAGGGCAAGAGCCGCACTGAAATTGGTGCAATGTTCGGCAAGTCTGCAAGATGGGCCGAAGGCCGCCGCCGCATCACGGAGCTTGGCGACAAGGCGATGAGCTACCTTGCAGCCGGTCGCATCAACTTGGGCCACGCCGAAGTTTTGGCAATGTGCAATCCGGAAGATGTGAGCAAGTACCTTGAATATGCCACCTGGAAAAGCCCGGAAGATTTGAAAAGCGTCATCATGAACGCCCGCCCGCTGTTGGAACGCGCACCGTTCGACGCCAAGAAAGTCTGCAAGTGCTGCGAAAAGAGAAGCGACCACCAGACAGATTTATTTGGCGATGTGCAGTGCAGCTATTGCCTCGACCGCGCTTGCTTCGAAGGCAAGGTCAAGGAAAAGGCCGAAAGCATCAGAAGAAAGCTCATTGCCGATGGTTACGAGGAAGTACCGGCAGACCAGGCAAGCAATGCACAAAACGAATGGCATGGCTGGGTGAGCACCGAAACCGAAGACGAAGATGACAAGGAATTCGTCAACGAAAAGAACGCCAGCGGCGAAAAGCCTCTTTTCTGGGTGGACTACACCACCACCGAATATGGATTTGTGTTCCGTCACGAAGGATACGGCGACGAAAGCGAAGATTATGTTGACCAAGACCCGGTTGATACAAACTCTTGGCGCTACATCTTCAACAAGATGGACAGCGACCGCCGCGACGAAATCAGGAAGACCGCATCCGCAAACGAACGCATGGCAATCCACAGCAAGCTCAAGGAAGTCTTTGCAGGGATCCGCAAGGAAGGCCAGACGCTCTTGCTGAGCATGCTGGGCCACGAGTTCAAGCTTGAAGACGGCAGCGAAGAAAGCTACCTCAAGCACATCGGCGAAAGCGAAACCGACGAAGACTTTGGCGACTACTTTATCAAGCTCATTGCCAAAGAACTTTCGCCATCCTGGTGCGGGCTGAGCGAAGCCGAACGCGAATTTTTTGGAGTTGCGGACCGCGAAACTTTTGAACGCGAAGCAAATGAAGAAATCGGCGACGACGCCGAAGAAACAAACGAAAATGGAGAAGATTAATCTATGCGCAATGTGTTGATGATTGACATCGAGACGACCGGCAAGATGCCGGGTTGCAGGGTCCTCACTATCGGTGCTTTCGGATTCGACAAGGACGGAAAGCAGGTCGAATTTTACAAGCGCCTTGACGCCGCCAAGATGCACGACGAAGGTCTTGCAGACGACGCACAGACTATTGACTGGTGGGCGAACAAGCCGAAGGATGTCTTTACCGAAGCTTTTGGCGGCAGCGATGACCCGGCGACAAGCATTGGCGAATTCAAGTCTTTTTGCTATGGCAATTTCCGCATGGGCAAGGATGACGGATTCCAGGTATGGTGCAACGGGCTTGATTTTGACTTCCCGATCCTCAAGGCTTTTTTTGAGCATTACGGATTCCATTTCCCGTGGAAATACTGGTGCCAGTACGATTACCGCACAATCAAGAACATCTTCCCGATTGTCAAGGCTGCAGAAAAGAACAAGGACGCCCACCATGCGCTAGAAGACGCAAAGGCACAGATGCGCGGCTTGCGAGACTTTTTCGAGCGTGCCGAAAAGGGTGCGTTGACCTAGAACAACCAGGCACATTCGGTTTGCAGGCAAGGCGGTTTTAACGATTTCCGCACTACCTGTTCCGGGTCCGATTCCCGGAGTGCCACTAAAACCAAAAAGGATCAGGAAAAATGCAAACAACAGAAGAAACGAAAGCTTACATCAAGCAGCTCGAAGGCGAAGTGAGCAAGTGGCATCACGCTTACGATAACTTGATGATTGAACGGAACTTACTTGCAACGCAAGTACTTGACCTCAAAAGCAAACTCTACAGGGCAAATTCCATTATCGCCGCAATTCCGAAGCAAGACAGCACAATGGAAATTGACACGCTCACCAGCGGAATCAAGAATCTTGAAAAGGAACTCCAACAGTACAAGGGAAACAAGGATTTGGCGCAAAGCGCATAGAATTAAGCCAATGGGTGCAGGCACATTCCCTAGTGCCACAACACTAACACACAACATAAACTCCCGTTTTCTCATCTTGTGCATAGACACCGCACCCGGCGGCAAATTTTTCAAAACCAACCACTATCAAAAAAGGATAAAATAATGAACTTCATCATCACAAAAGACATCGATGGAAACGAGATTCTTTTGAACCTCGAAAATGTTTCGGCAATCGAACAGTACAAGGAAGATCGCGGCAAAACAAAGTATTTCATCCGCCAATTCCGCCCCAGCACCAGCATCAAAATCAGCGCCGAAGAATTTGAAAAGTTTAAATCAATGGTGAAAATTACAGAAATCAAACTGGCTTGCGAATTGCCGCCATACGACATTCCAGCACCCAAAAGCATCCCGGAAACTACCAAAAAAGTGTTTGCACCCGCTGAAGATTTCTCACCGAAAACCGTAAAGATTGGCGACCAGATTTGGATGAATAAAAACCTCGCCATCGATGATGGCGGCGACGGCATCACGATTAACAAGGAAACCGGCGAACATTACTACACCTGGGATGCCGCCAAGCGCGTTGCGGAAAAAATCAAAGGATGGCATTTGCCGACAATCGCTGAATGGGATTTCCTTGCTGCAAACGCAGGCGGTCGCGAAGTTTGCGGCACAAAGCTCAAGGCTACAAGCGGTTGGGATGACGACGGAAACGGTACGGATGATTTCGGTTTTTCCGCGCTCCCTGCGGGCAACTACGATGGCAGTTTCTACGGTCTTGGCTCCAACGCTTACTTTTGGACGGCCACAGAGTACCATAGTAGTTACGCGTACTACCGGAGCTTCAATACAGGCGCAAGCATGAATTCGAACTACTACGACGAGTACTACCAGTACTCGGTTCGCCTCGTCAAGGATTCCGAGTGAGCTAAGCCGCAAGGCTAAGCTCACAGCCCCTAGCGGCGCAAGACGCAAGGGGCAACCTTTTCCAAAAAGAAAACAAATAAAATAAAAATCAAGGTCAATAATGAACGAAACCGACAACGAAAATTTTTTGAATCAGCTTGGCGCTACCAAAGAAAGCTACGCATACTTTTTGCAATTGAAAGATAGTTGGAAAGACGCCCGCAATGCTCGTTTCACATTAGAAAGCTTGATTATTCTCCAGCAATATTTGTCAAAAGCAATAACAGATGTTTACAAAATATATGACGAAAAATTAAAAGAACAATTAAACCTAGTAACCAAACTGAATCTTTAACCATGATCACCGAAAAGCAGTACACAGAATGCAGCATTTGCGGATATCGAAAGTGGTGCGTTGCGAAAGATGGGAAATTGATTTGCACATCTTGCGAAATCGACCCGGAACACTGGAAAAAGCTGAAACTATTAAACAAGGGTTTGCAATGAACATCAGCGAACAAAGATTCAGGCTCTACATAACACGCCCATCAAAGAAGATAAGCGAGATGGATGCAACCGAAATAAAGCTCTTAATTACTCACGCGCTATCGATGTCAATCGATAGCAAGGCGGTCAAAGACGATAAGGGTCAAGAATACTGGGAAAATGTGATAAGAATTTGCGACACAAGGCTTGCTCAATTATGACCAATACATTGCAACTTACAATTGCCGAACCGTGGTTCTCAAAAATTGCATCTGGTGAAAAACTCGAAGAATACCGCGAAATTAAAGACTATTATCGTTCCAGATTTTTCGACGGATGGGATAAGGTCAAGGCTGGTGGACTCTATTGGTACAACAAACAATTTGAACAGCATCCTCAATTCAAAAATTTTGACTTCCTCATTTTACGCAACGGTTATCAATCCAATAGCCCAAAATTAACACTCCGCAATCCAAAAATCAAAATCGGCAAAGGTCGCCCCGAATGGGGTGCAGAACCTGAAAAACTTTACTTTGTAATCACTTGGGAGGTTTAAAAATGAATGCAAAACAAGCTTACAATATATCATTCGAAAATGAAAACATCGTCAATTATGTCGAAAAAGAAATTTCTGAAGAAGTAGAAAAATCTGCAAAAGCAGGAAATTACTACGCTAAAGTGTATGTGCATTTCCCAGATTATATCGACGGTACAAAATACCAAGCTTTTCGCGAAAAAGCCTTGGATGCAATAAAACAACTTGGATACACAGTAACCAAAGCGGATGGAACTTGTAGTGGTTGCTGGTATGATATTGGATGGAAAAGCGCAAATGACGCCAACAAATGATATTCCAAGAATTGCCGAAGGCGGCACCAATGTTCAAAACCTCGGTTACACCCTCACAAAAATGCAGAAATACCGCAAGGAGCATGGTCTAACGATTTACCAGCGCGACAGGAAGATTGAAGAATACAAGTATAGCAAAGGGAGATTCGTTTAATGGAACTTAAAAAAGAATTTGTTAAAAATTGTCGTAAAATCGGAGTTCTCCAGGAATTTCTTTGTCAGGCAATTGACCAGATTGATGAGAGGGATATAACAATAGTTGTGTTAAACAATAAAAACGAAACATTACTTTCTTGTATAAAATGTCTTGTAATGCGAGACCTAATCAAAGATTGCCCAGAAAAAGAATCCGTCAAAAAGCTATTGGAGGAATCAAAATGAAATTCGAGTTATTTCTTTACGCATTATTAATTTCTGTAATTATTGGAGGAACTTGCATTATCAGAGGCGTTCAATGCCATCTGAAAGTTATAATAAATGATTCTACCTACAGAATTAGAAAACAAAAACACAAGCGTTGTCTTTCAACAGCAAAGATGCTTGACAGAAATGCCACAAACACAAAATTTATGTTGGCATTAGAAACCGATCCAGCACGAATAGAAAAATTAAACAAGCTTATCAAGCATTATTACAAATGGTCTAATAAATGGCTTGAAATTGCAAATCAGTTCAAGAGGTAATGAATGAACAGTAAACTAAACTATAAGCACCACAAAATATATCTTGAAAAGCCTGAAAAATGTAAAAGACCAATTGGCGCAAAGGAATGTAACAGTAAAAAATTTTTGAAGTACGATTCATTTGTAAAACTCAGAGGAGTACTTTGCACACATTACAAATGTGAAAAATGCGATGCAGATTATTTTGTCGCCTATAAAAATCAACCAAATTTTGGAGTATAAAAATGAACAAGTACACATGGTTCACATCAAAAGAAAAATGTAGTGGCGGATGGTATAAATGCAACGCAAAAGTTATACTAAGTACCAATACTCTCGAATTTAAAGATTATCCATTTTACAAGCCAAATCGCAAAGGCGGTCACCACCACAACCACATCTACAACGTTTGCAACCGTATTCTGTTCCATTCGAAAAACGCCCGTCAAATCGACCCGACGCAAAAACAAGAATGGCGAAAGATTTTTGAAATTCAGGTTTTCGGCGAATTGGTACGCGTCAGCAAAATCAATTTTCTCGACATCCTTAAAAAAGGCAAACACTTTAAACAAGCTAAAAGAATTGCATAAGGAGATTAATGATGATAGAAACAAAATATTATCCAGCAAAAACAATAGCAAAAGAAGCTTTATGCGAAAATTGTGGAAATATCCTTAAATACAAGCAAACCGATTTTTCTAAAAAAACTTATTGCTGGCTACATATTTGTGAAAAATGTGGCAATACCTATTGGTTAGACAACAGGTACCCAACGATAGATTATTTAGTTGATACCAACACACCACTTAATATTGAAACAAACTCTATAGAATACGAAAAAAAATAACGGAGGCAAGCAATGAACGATGATGATATTTGGAACGGCTACCGCTTAGGTAACAGCCAAGAAAACACACCTAACATAAATTACATGATCGCCATGCAGAAAAGCAACGAAGAAAGCTTATTCCCAACAATCGTCAAAATTGCATTTTACATCATTGCCATAATAGCAATGTTTGCAATTCCGATGGTTGGCCCTAGTCTGTGGCATAACGCCCTTGTTGTCTGTAGCGGTACATCTTGTACAACATACACAGAATGGACCGTCATCAATGAAAACGCGGGAGTTCTCGAAGTTTGGGCAGGTGGAAGGCTCCAACGTTTTTCAAACGGTACTTGGCACTACGAATAGGGGCGTGAAATGAATATCGAAGAAATCAAAAGAAGAGCCGCCAACCTTGAAAACCGCTACAAAGCTTTGCGGAAATCCATCAATAATGATCCCGCAAAAAGCGCTTCCACGATGCTGCATATCTACAGAATGAACCTCGACGAACTCTGCTTTGAAAGACATTTCCTCTGCGAAATCGGAGCAATCGGACAAATTCTTTCGGACTTTTTTGCAGACGCTTTTGAGCAAGACATGAGGCAAGTTTTGCATGACCGGATGCAGCAACGAATTAAGTGGCAAGCCGGTTTAATCAACAAAACAATTGAAACCAGGAAAAACAAAGGCACATACAAAGGCGAATTTACCACAGCCGTAATCCTGGCTAATGCCTATAATGACATTTTCCACCATCAGTATCGAGAGTTTGATGTAAAAGAAGGAGAAAGCAAATGAACCTTGAAGAAATTGCAACGAAAGCGGATCTAGCCGCAATGGAAAAGCGAATCATCCAGGCTTTGGCCACACAAAAAATTGAAAAAGAAAGAACCCTCAACATCGACGAGGCTGCCAAGTACATCAACGCCAAAAGTCGTAGCACAATGTACAAGCTTACCAGCTCAGGCGAGCTCGCTTATCACAAGGTAGGTCGCGCCAATGTTTTCCTAATTGAAGACCTTGACCGTTACCTTGAAAGCAAGCGCAAATCAAGCGTCAACGAAATCCGCGAAAAAGTATGCTCGAAGAAATACACCTTGAAGCAGAATTCACCAATGCGTCATCATACTTCTAAGATGCACGACGAAGGTCTTAAAAACGACGTATTTGCTATCAATTGGTGAAAGTTAAAGCCCAATTTAGAGGAGCAAGAAGACAAAAATGAAATTCCAAACGAATCCAGCGAAAGACGATGAACTTTGCGAACGCACTGACATTGCAAATCCATTATACACAGATCCGATAAACCCAAAGTTAGGCTATTACTACCTTTTTGACGAACTCAGAAACAGAATACACACCCATTTTGACGGCCGCCGCCATTTTACGTCGTGGGAGTCTGCAAGATTCGCACGAAGCTGTTCAACGATGTGGTCTTTTTTGAAAATCTACAGACACTGGGAATACCCGGACGCAAAACAAGAGGCTATAAACCACAAAAAGGAACAATTTCGCATCTGTCAAATACTTCTTTAATCACAAAAAATTTTCTCAAGAATCCCCGGAGTGACCGCCGGGGCTTTTAATTTGGTCTCATAATACCTTTTTGCTATGTGGTCACTCAATGGTCACTTGGAGCAAGCGTTAAAACAAGCAATCCCAATAAATACAAGGGTTCGCAAGCGTTTTTAACTACTACTCCAGGTAATTCGGGTAATACTAACGAAAGTAGGTCGGATGAAAAATCCGACCTTTTCTTTTTGTTTTCGCCGTTTTTATTTTCTCTCATTTTCTTTCATTTGCTAATTTCTCACTAATTAGGTCACTCAACGGTCACTCAGAAAATGGAAGTAAAAGAGAAAGTACACATCAACAAAAGGCCCATGAAGGCGGGCGGTTACGCCCTGCACCTGGACTACAGGATTGCCGGGAAACGCATCCGGGAATTTTTAAAGCTTTACCTGGTGCCGGTCAAAAACGCATCCGACAAGATAAAAAATGACGAGACAATGAGAATTGCCGTCGAAATGAAAAACAAGCGCATTCGCGATCTTGACGCGAGCGAATTGGGTATAAAATTGCCAAACCGCATCAAAGTGACGATGGCGGATGAATATCTTAGAGCAAAAGCCACAGCGCTCAAAAACCCACGCTCAAGGCGAAACAACTTGAGCGTCGTCAACCACTTCAAGGACTTTCGCCCAAACGCGACTCTACAGGATGTTGACCGCGAACTTTTCAGGCAATTCATCGATTATCTTATCAGCAAAAAGCTATCAAACAACACGGTAAGGCT